TTGACAACCTCAAGAACAAGCCCCTTTAGCCGGTTTCTTAATTACACTTCATGCGCAGACGCCTCGAAAAAATAGTTTTAGTCCTCGCAGCAGCGGCCCTGCTTGCCGCAGGGTCTGATCCGGACCGCGAATCGCCCCGAACGGTTGAGATTAATGGGCCGCTGCCCCTGCACCTGGTCTGTCTGATGTATGGCCTGCCGATCGCGCGGGCCGAGCAACTGGTGGCCATGAATCCAAGCTTAGAGCATCCGAGTTTTGCCATGGGCGAGGTCAAAATAAGCTGATGGATATCACAATCGACATAGCCGGCCGCAGCTTGACCGGATTCAAATCATACTCAATAGAGAGCGATCTTTATCAGGCCGCCGATGCCTGGTCGATTGAGCTGGGCGATCCGGGTTTTGAGTTGTCCCCCGACTCGCTGGCCATTATCAAGGTCGGCAAAGAGATTGTGCTGACCGGAGTACTCGACCGAGTCGAGGTCGGCGGCGACAAAAGCGGCAATACCGTAAAACTGGCGGGCCGCGATCTCGCTGGCATGCTGATCGACAGCTATGTCAGCGAATTTCTGACGCTCGAGAATATGACGCTCAAAGAAATTGCCCTACGTCTGATCAAAGGCATCTCCTATATCAACGCCAAGCAGATCACCTTCCAGAAGGGGTTGAGCGGCCTGGCAGCTAAGAAAACCGATGATCAGGCCGCCCTTTATTCAGACAGCCGAAAAAAGACGCAGATCGAGCCGGGCCAGTCCGTATTTGATGTCTTGAAAGACATTGCCACCAAACACGGCGCCATGTTCTGGATGGAGCCAAACGGCACGCTGGTCTTCGGCCGTCCAAAGACTGCCGGAGCTGCCCCGTTTCGGCTGACCAGACGCAAAGACGGCCTTGGCAATAATGTGATATCCGGGACACGGATCCGGGACAACAGTATGCGGTGGTCTTCAATCACTATTACCGGCCAGCGCCAGGGCGATGAGAGTCTGGCGGCTGATCAGATAAATCAGACAATCACTTTGCTCGATTCCGGCATGACGATCAAAAAGCCCTATGTCCAGATCTGTAATGACGGCGATGATCCAAAACGTTTGGCCCGGATGCTGCTCGACCGGCAGCGGGCCAATGCTCTCAAACTCGAATACACGGTGGCCGGTCATGCCCAGGACAACAAGCTATGGGTATGTAACGAACTGTGCAGTGTCGAAGATGAGGTGACCAGGGTGTGCGACTTCTTTTTGATCTACAAGCGCACATTCACTCTTGATAAACAGAACGGTCGGCGGACATCGTTGACCTTGGGCCTGCCGGGGCTGGTGGCGTGATGCGCAATATGATCCGGGGCATAATCGACAGCGTGGTCGAGGGGGCGATCAAACGCCTCTCTTGTGCTGGGTTCAGCGGCGAGACCATCTCCGACCGCGAGTATATCCAGCACTACGGCTTTACCTCCCGGCCCCTGGCCGGGGCCGAGTGCATAATCATCCGCGAGGGCAACCACTTTATCGTTATTGCCTCGGATGACCGGCGTTACCGGCTGGCGATCGCGGCAGGTGAGGCGGCGCTTTACGACCACCAAGGCCAGAAAGTGCACCTGAAAGAGGGCAAAGAGATCGAGATCTCGGGCTGCGACAAACTGACCGCGACGGCAGGGGTATCGGCCACGGTCACGGCGCCGGAGATCACCATGACCGCCACTACCAAGGTCACCATGACCACGCCTCTCGCCGAGATCAGCGGCAATTTAGCCGTGGGCGGCTATATCCAGGCAGTCGGTGATATCAAGGATCAGGGCGGCACTAAAACCATGGCCGGCATGCGCTCCGCATACAACAGCCACACCCACGCGGAAAACGGCGACGGCGGCGGCACCACCAACGCACCGAATCAAGAGATGTAGGGGCGACAATGGACTTCGCAATCGAGATGACCGCCGGCGACCCGGAAATGACCTGGACCAAGGCCGGCAACAACAATCTGCTGAACAACATCGCCTTGTCTCTGCAGGTGAAAAGGGGGGCGTTTTTCGCCTTGCCGGGGTTCGGCAGCCGCTTGCACCTGCTCAAGAAAAATACGCCGAGCACTGCGGCCCTGGCCGAGGAGTATTGCCGCGAGGCCCTGGCCTGGATCATCGCCGCCGGGCGGGCCAAGAGCATAGGGATAACAGCGGAGCGCGATGCCCTGCGCTGGCCGGACCGCTTGCTGCTGGCAATCGAGGTTGTTGCCGCTGATGACCGGATCACAAACTATGAACAATTTGTCAACGTGGTGTGAACATGCCGACCTTTAATGATCTGTTAAACGACATTTTAAACGACTACCGCAACCAGTTCCCGGGGGCCGACACCAGCCAGGGCAGTCTGATCTTTATCAAAAGCGCCTGTCTGGCCTCGGCTCTCTGGGGTATCTACCACTATGCCGATTTTGTCGGCCGGCAGATCTTCCCCGATACAGCCAACAGCGTCAACCTGCGACGGCATGCCTATATCTATGATATACAACCGCTGACCGATGAAACTGACGCGGCCCTGTTGGCCCGCCTGCTCGACCGGATCAGAAACCCGCCGGCCGGCGGCAACGCCAACGACTATGAGGAGTGGGCGCTGGCAGTCGACGGCGTAGCGGCGGCCTATGTTTTTCCTCTCGCTCAAGGCGGCGAGAGTGTCGACGTGGTGATTGTCGGAGTTGACCCGGCGATCCCGGGCCAGGATCTGCTGGACGATGTAACTGCCTATATTGCCGAGCGGCGGCCGGTGGGCGCTCGCTTCGTCCGGATTCTGGCTCCGACTATCCTTGAGCAGGATGTGACCATGACCGTGACCTTGTCCGGCACAATAACGCTTGATGATATTAATGCCGAGATTACGGCCTGTTTGAACGCCATGACACCGGGCCAGGCCCTGTATGTCGCTCAATTGATCTCAGCTGCCATCGCTGCCGGGGCGATCGACGCCGTGGTGACCCTGCCGGCCGCCACCGTGACGCCCGATCCGGATGAAATTATCCGGGCAGGTACGATATCGGTTACGGAGGCCTAAATGCTTGGCAATAACAGCGATACTTTGCGCCTTCTGATGCCTCTTGACCTGGGCGGCATATTTTTGGCAGATGCCGAGATCGAGGGCGACCACCTTGATCAGGCCCAGGCCGAGATTACGGCCATGCTTGAAGAGATGTTCCCGCAGAGCACGGACAATATGATCACCGACTGGGAGCGAATCTGTGCGATTACTCCGGCGCAGGGAGTTGATCTCGCCACCCGGCAGGGCCAGGTGCTCCAAACCCTGCGGTCCACCGGCGGATTATCTCGCTCATATTTTATAAGCCTGGCGGCGGCCTTGGGCCATGTGGTCGAAATCGAGGAGTTGATCCCCACTATGGCTGACTGGGCCTGCGTCGGTGATGAACTGGTCGGCGACGATATCGTCTATCAATGGGGGGTCAACTTCGCCACCCAGATCGAGCCGGTGCCGTACTTGGAGGCATTATTTAATCGTTTAAAACCAGCCCACACAGCAGTGTATTTTCGCTATGCCACATAAGGATAGTAGGGGCGTATTGCAATACGCCCCAACAAAGGAGAAAATCTGATGGACCGCATCGATACACAATCCGGCTTGTTTGAAGCCGCCGTCCCGCCTGAACGCGGCACTACCATCACCGCAGCCTTTCTTAATGACGTCCAGGAGGAGATCTGCAACGCGATAGAAAGCGCTGATCTAACCCTCGATCCCGAAGATGACACCCAGTTATGGCAGGCTATTTGCTCAATCGTGCCCGCCGGACTGATCGTCATGTGGTCCGGATCTATCGCCACCATCCCAACCGGTTGGGCATTATGCGACGGCAATAATTACACGCCGGATCTGCGCGACCGCATGATCGTCGGCGCAAAAGAGGACGCCGCCGGGGTCGCAAAAACCAATGTGACGGGTGCATTGACGCAGTCGGGCGGGTCCGCTGACGCCGTGGTGGTGCAGCACGATCACACGGCTACCGATGCCGGGCATAGTCATCTCTATTCGGTGGTGTCCGATACGATTGTAACGGACGCCGGCGCCGGCAACCCTTGCTACAACGCAGTGGATGCCGTGGGTACGGCATCTGGATATGCCAGCATAACCGTGGCTTTTGCCGGTGAATCCGGCACCAATAAGAACCTGCCGCCCTACTACGCCCTAGCCTACATCATGCGGCTGCCATACATTTGACAAGGAGATCTAACGTGAAAATGCGAATAGTGAATCCGACATATCAATTCCCGCCTGGCGGGTATGTGACCATTAGTTGTCAGATGGAACTGCTGGATGATTCTGACGTGTTGTTGTCGGCTTTGGCTGTATCGTCAACTCAGCCGTTGAGCCCCAAATGCTTCGACGCAATTGAAGAGTCGTTTGTCCGGCAATTTAATGACCATATAGCCTCATACAAAGCATTGGCAGGAGAGATTCTGCCGTTATTCCCTGGCACTAGAAGCTTTGATGAGGCAGCAAAACAATTCGCCGCCAGGCTTGTGGATAAGGTGCGATTATGACGACGAGCGGTATTGATTATGGCTCTGTATCCCAGATGACCGTTGCCAATCTAAACTCGTTAGCCAACAGTGCATCGGCCGGCTGGCAATCGGACAGGGTTGATAATACCAGCGTTAAAGCGGTCGACTACCAGGTTAATCTCAAAATAGACCTGGAAAATACCGCAGCCGCCAACGACAAGGCTATATATGTCTATGTCGTCCCTTGGTTCTGGGATGGCTCGGCTTTCGTGGCTGGCGCGGATGGCGGCACCACAACCCCGCCGAGTGGTGCGGAAGGGAATTATACGATCAGTACAACACATGGCTTTAAGATGGCAAAGGTTATCCCATACACCGCCAGTGGCCAGGTCGTTTATGGCTATTTCAGCATAGCAAATTTGTTCGGCAGCATGCCTGATGGCTGGTCTCTGGTGATCATCAATTATACGGGAGCGGCAATTGCTGCGAGCGGCAATGCGGTGCAGTTTAAGCCGATTAAATATGCAAGTGCATAATGGCTATAGTACCGTTTAAAAGATTTTGGACGTCTAAACCGCCGCTGGGGACTCCGGTCGATTCGGCAAATCCGGCGGCAGAGGATCTGCTCGGTTTCTGGTGCTTCAACGAGGGTGGCGGCAAGCGAGCAAATAATATTGCCAATACAAATTGGACTGGAGGTGTTTTAAATACGCTCAGTACGGGTGGCAGATTGAGTGATAGGGGATTAACCACCACAACGGGTTTCATGGGGCTTACACAGACAGGCTATCCAACATACGAACGCATGACGTTGCTGGCGAGCGTTATACCCACTAACATTTCGGGATATTGGACTATAGCTGCCCAGGCAGCAGGCGGCATTGGTGCTAATTCCGGATTCTGTTTCAGGCAGGACCTGGGGAAGTTGTCGATGTATAAATCAGCCCCCGGTGGATCGAATTATTTCTTGGCTACAAGTACAGCTAGTTTAATTCTGGGCAAGATCAACAAAGTGGCGTGCTGTCATAATTCGGACATCCTGAATGTGCGTTTGAACGGTGTAACAAACTCAACATCGCTGACCAGGACGTTGTCGCATGCTTCTGCCAGTGTTCCGTTCCAGATTGCTGATTATACGGCGTATTCGTCTGGGGCCTATCCTTGGAAAGGCACAATTGAATTTTTAATTTATTACCGCCGCCTACTATCCGGACCAGAAATTGATTCAGTGCTGGCCAGTCCCTGGCAATTGATACAGCCAATGACAATTTGGCTTCTGGACTCAGACGTTGTTATTCGCAGTCTGACTGCTCAGATCGTAGCAGCATCGGTCACTGGTTCCGCAATCTTAACCATTGACCGCGCCGTGCAGGTGCTGATTTCGGCCACCACCATCACTCCTTCAGCCTCTGCAATAATCATTCGTGATTTGATTGCGGAAATCAATGCGACCTCTGCAATAACGGATACTGCCCTGACTATCCTGCATGGTGTCGGGGCGCTAATAGCATCCGGCATGACTGCCAGCGATGCTATGCTATATATAACGCGTGAGATGTCGGCCCGAGTCGACAATAGCACCATTACCAGTGCCGCGTTGCTGGCGCTCGCCAGTTTGGGGCTGGTTAATAATCCAGTCACGATTTCGCTCACCGCAATTTTATCGACAATCTCTGCCACGCCGGAATTGTCAACTCAATCATTGACGCCGGTGCTGGAAACCAAGGCCGTATAAATATAATAAAGAGGCAACCATGGGATCTCTATCGATTTATTTAAGTAATAAACTGTTGGATCATGTCCTGGAAGTCGCCGGCTATAACCCTGCCGCCACGCTGTACATTGCACTGCTCACAGCAGATCCGACTGATGCCGGTACAGGTTCGTCAATTGCCGAGCCGACCGACAACAACTATGTCCGCAAATCGATCACGTTTAACGCTGCAGCCAGTCGTAAAATCGACAATAGTGCTGTGATCACCTTTAATAGAGCCTCCGGTCCCTGGGGTACAATTACTTATTGGGCTATATGCGATGCAGACACCGGTGGGAATATGCTGGCATATGGCTCCCTGGCCATTCCGAAATCGGTAGTTGCTAACAACACACCACGTATTGCCGCCAACGAAATTGATATCGAGTTCAGCTCTGGCTATATCTCAGACTATTTGGCGCTAAAAATGCTTGATTTTGCATTTCGCAACCAAGCATTTGCGCAACCCAATATCCATATAGCCCTGGCTACCGTCAATATTGCTGATTCCATGACCGGCTCCACCATAACAGAGCCTGAGGGAGGATCTTATGCCCGTGTCGATTTTGCCGCTTGGTCCGCAGCATCCGATGGGGCATTGAGTAATTCGAATACGGTTACTTTCCTTGATGCGACTGATTCCTGGGGCACGATTACAGCCATGGCACTGCTCGATGCTGCATCAGCAGGCAACCTGTTGATGTATGATAACGCAATTACGGATCAGGCCGTTGCAGCCGGAGATACCGTTGAATTTTCTACAGGCGATCTGGATATTACCCTGGATTGAAGGAGTATTTTTATGACCACTGAAATTGTTTATCTCGGCCATGATAATTCGTTTAAAAGACAGCTGCTGTCTGACGAGCACGCCATAGATTTAACGGCGGTATCACGGATCACACTTAAGCTGGATAAAATTTATGATAGCGCCGATTCTTACGATGGCAATATCCTTTTGCCCGGCCTGGGCTTAGAGGCCGGCGATGGTATGGATATCTCGACCGGCGATGGACAAATTATTTTCCGGCTTGGCGGGCAAGATATACCTCCTGGCAGGTATGCGGCCGAGATTACTATCTATGACGATACAAACAATGACGGAATCGTTTTTCCAACATTTCCGGTCAGTACTGTCAAGCATTAATGAGGACGGGAGGGGAGCGCTTAAACACTCCCCGAACCATCCACCCGTGCGCAAACACGGAAGGAGGCCCGCAGGGTTCACCTGCTTTATCCCGGCTCGGTATAGCAACCGGCGAATCTAGCAGATGCCCTGTGATAACACAAGAGGCAAAACAATGGGAGTTCTTGTTCCGTATTTTGGGGGTAAAAATAGATCAGCAAAAAGGATTATCAGCTCAATTCCAAATCATGACTGCTATGTCGAGGTATTTGCCGGTGGTGCCGGAGTTTTTTTCAAAAAAGAGCCATCGCCGGTTGAAGTAATTAATGACCTTGATAAAGAATTGGTCACTTTTTACCGGGTAGTGAAACATCATCCTGAAGAGTTTCACCGGCAATTCAAATTCGTGCTCTGCGCTAGAGACGAGTTTAACCGGTATCTGCAAGTAAACCCCGAGACATTAACCGACATCCAAAGGGCAGTACGTTATTACTATCTGCAGCGCCTGGCTTTTGGCGGTAAGGTTACAGGCCAGACCTTTGGCACCGCAGTCATTCGATCACCAAGGATTAATCTCTTTAATCTCGAAAATACCATTACCGAAGCCTGGCGGAGACTGGTCGGCGTAACTATTGAGTGCCTCGATTTTCGGAAATTAATACCGCGATATGATCGACCCGAGACATTTTTTTATCTTGACCCGCCATACTGGCAAATTCCTGGCTACAGGCATGATTTCTGTAATCAAGATTTTATTGATCTTGCAGCAGTGCTCGCCCTAATCAAAGGTAAGTTTTTGATGTCGATAAACGACACTCCAGAGATAAGGGATATATTCAAAGAGTTTGTTGTTGAGGAGGTGGTTATCCGTTACTCTTTATCGACAAAAGCAAGAGAAAAGGAGAGGATTGAATTGCTGATTTCAAACTACGGCTAGAGGTATATAATAGAGCTGATTTTCGAAAAGAAATTTTCTTTGTTCATTTGCAACTTTTTCTCATTTTACGTGCGCGCTTACAGTGAGCAAATTTTTTAATCGCCCTTATGACCGCTACCGACAACTTATTTCCCCATAACCTACTCAAAATCCACCC